TAACATGGGCAGAAATAACTAAGTGGCTGGCGATGTCGCTCAACAGTCACTGGTTTGAGATAGCCGCCACACGCATCATGCCCGCCAAGTGGCTAACAGAACTGGTCGAGCGTGACCTCAAGAAAGGTACGCGCTACTGGTCAGTCGAAGGCCGGCTGTGGTCCGAAGAGAACCCTGACGCCTACGCTGGTGTCCACAACTTCGACGGTGTGATGCTGATATTTGACGAAGCCAGCGGTATACCTGACAGCATCTGGTCGGTGAGTGACGGCTTCTTCACAGAGAATACGCCGCATCGGTTTCATCTGGCGTTTTCCAACCCGCGGCGCAACACAGGCTATTTCTACGAAACGTTCCACAGCAAGCGGGCGTTCTGGTCAACACGCGTCATCGACGCCCGCGATGTCGAGGGTACAGACAAACACCTGTACCAGCGCATTATTGATGAGTACGGGCCAGACAGCTACCAAGCCAGTGTCGAAGTGTACGGTAACTTCCCGTCTGAAGGTGATGATCAGTTCATCGGCAGCAATCTGGTCGATGACGCCATGAAGCGTGCGCCTGTCAAAGATACTAGCGCGCCCATCGTCATAGGTGTGGACCCTGCACGGTTCGGGGCTGACGCTACCGTCATCGCCATACGGCAGGGGCGTGACATCTTGGAACTACGCAGACACCGCGGTGCGGACACTATGGAAGTGGCAGGCCATGTCATCGACGCCATAGAGCAGTTCCAGCCGGCGCTGGTCTGCATCGACGAAGGCGGGCTAGGCGCAGGCGTCGTGGACAGGCTGAAAGAGCAGCGGTACAAGATACGCGGCGTGAACTTCGGCAATAAGGCCAAGAATCAAACAATGTGGGGTAACAAGCGTGCAGAGATGTGGGGCGCCATGCGTGACTGGCTCAGGACGGGCCACATACCGACAGACAGATTCCTGAAGACGGACCTCATAAGCCCGCGCACTAAGCCGGACAGCAGGGGGACGCTGTTCCTAGAAAGCAAGAAAGATATGAAGTCACGCGGGCTGGCCTCGCCTGACGCAGCGGACGCCATAGCGGTGACGTTCGCATTTCCTGTAGCATCTACTGATCCGCGTCTGACACGCGTTGACAAGCATCGCACAAGAGGCTATTCTCCCGGCGGAATATCTACATCGTGGATGGGCAGTTAATGGCTGACAAGAAGAAATCAGTGTCGCTATCCGTTGGCAGAGGCGAGAAACTGCCTGTGTCAAAGGGTGCGGGCCTGACAGCCGCTGGCAGAGCCAAGTATAATGCTGCTACAGGTAGTAACTTAAAGGCGCCTGCGCCCAGCCCGAAGACAAAAGCAGATGCGGGACGCAAAGCGTCATTCTGCGCGCGCATGGGTGCAGTAGCTGCTAAGGCAAAAGACGGCGAGCGTGCCAAAGCTAGTTTGAAAAGGTGGAAATGCCCATGAAACCCGGACTGTATGCAAACATCAACGCCAAGAAAGCCCGCATAGCTGCTGGCTCTGGCGAGAAAATGCGTAAAGCAGGCGACAAAGGTGCGCCTTCTGCTAAAGATTTCAAAGACAGCGCCAAAACCGCTAAAAAACCAGCTAAGAAGGGTAAGTAAATGCCAGCCAACAAATTCACTAGAGCGTTGTACAAAACCGGCACTGTAGCTGCTGAAAAAGCTGCCATTGCTAACCGCGACCCAGCCCGCAAGGCAGCCGCTAAAGAGATCACGGCACGCGAAGGCTCGACAAACCCCGGCGGTGGCCGCGCAGTCAAGATGCCTGCCAAACCTACCGCGCCAAAGATGCAGAAAGTTATCAGCATGACTACAAACATGAAGTCATCGCCAATGGGTAAAAAGCGTTAATCATGCCCCTTAGTAAGTCACCCAGCAAAGCTGCGTTCCGCAAGAACATCAAAGCAGAAGTAAATGCGGGTAAACCTGTGAAACAAGCCGTCGCCATCGCCTACAGCGTGAAGCGCGCCGCCAGCAAAGGCAAGAAATAATCTATGGCCGACCCCACAGGCATTGAAGCGGCAGGCAAAGTCGCCAACGTAGGATCGAACGCGCCTAAGACAACGCGCGACGATCACGATAAGATGGCTACCCTGCGTAGCCGTCTTCAAATGGCGCAGGCTGCGTATTCAGACAGCCGTGAGGACGAACTAGACGATCTACGCTTTATGGCCGGCAGCCCTGACAACCAGTGGCAGTGGCCTGCTGACGTGTTGTCAACACGCGGAAGCGTGCAGGGTCAATCTATCAACGCACGTCCATGCCTGACAATCAACAAGCTGCCACAGCACGTCCGTCAGGTAACAAACGAACAGCGCCAGAACCGGCCAAACGGTAAAGTAATACCCGCGGATGACAACGCCGACGTACAGGTAGCCGAGATTTTCAACGGTGTGGTCCGCCACATTGAGTATATGTCAGATGCCGACGTTGCGTATGACACAGCCTGCGACAACCAAGTCACTTACGGCGAAGGTTACATCCGGCTGCTGACTGAGTATTGCAACGACGATACGTTCGACCAAGACATCAAGATTGGCCGTGTCCGTAACGCATTTAGCGTTTACATGGACCCCACCATTCAAGACCCATGCGGCTCAGATGCCGAATGGTGCTTTATCACCGAAGATATACTAAAGTCAGAATATGAGCGTTTGTTCCCTGACGCATCGCCAATCAGCACATTATATAGCCAAGGCGTTGGCGATCAGGGCATTTCGTCGTGGCTGCAAGAAGATACAATCCGCATCGCGGAGTATTTTTACAACGTTTACGAGCCTGAAACGCTGCATCTGTACCCAAATAACCAGACTGCCAAGGCTAACTCGCCTGAAGACAAGCAACTTAAAGAAATGTACGGCAAACCGCTTCGCACACGCAAAGTGGACCGAAAAAAAGTCATGTGGATGAAGACCAATGGCTATGACATTCTTGATGAGCGCGAGTGGTCAGGCAAATATATCCCTGTCGTGCGCGTAATTGGCAACGAATGGGAAGTTGACGGACAGATTTACATCTCTGGGCTTGTGCGTAATGCCAAAGATGCCCAGCGTATGTACAACTACTGGACCAGCCAAGAGGCAGAAATGCTTGCATTGGCCCCTAAAGCGCCGTTTATCGGTTACGGCGGCCAGTTTGAAGGTTACGAAAACCAGTGGAAGACTGCCAACACGACCAACTGGCCGTATTTGGAAGTCAACCCAGACGTTACAGACGGCGCTGGAGGCGTTCTCCCGCTACCTATGCGTGCACAGCCACCGCTACCCCAAACAGGTCTGATACAGGCTAAAATGGGCGCTGGAGAGGACATCAAGGCCACAACCGGCCAGTATGATGCGTCGCTGGGCCAACAAGGCAACGAACGGTCGGCAAAAGCTATCGTCGCACGCGAAAAGCAGGGCGATGTTGGCACGTATCACTACGTTGACAACCTTGCGCGGGCAATTCGCTACATTACGCGCCAAATCGTCGATATGATCCCTAAAATCTACGACACGCAGCGCATTGCACGCATCATTGGTGCTGATGGCGAAGTCAGCATGGTCAAAATGGACCCGTCGCAGGAAGAACCTGTACGTGAAGTGCGCGATGCTGAAACCGGCGGTCTAATCGAAAAGATTTACAACCCCGGCGTTGGTACATACGACGTTATGGTCACTACTGGCCCCGGCTACATGACCAAGCGTCAAGAAGCACTTGATGCTATGAGCCAGATTCTGCAATCCAACCCACAACTTTGGGCTGTTGCAGGCGATTTGTTCATTAAGAATATGGATTGGCCCGGCGCGCAGGAAATGGCAGAGCGGTTCAAGAAAATCCTTGATCCCAAGGTGCTTGCTACAGGCGATGAGTCACCTGAAATGGCTGCTGCACAGCAGCAAATGGAAGTCATGGCGCAAGAACTGAACCGCATGGTCGATATTATTGAAGGCGTGCAGGCAGACGTTGCGAAGCGTGAAGTAGACATCAAGGAATACAAGGCACAGGTAGACGCCTACGACGCGGAAACAAAACGCATCAGCGCGATGCAAGCAGGGATGACAGAAGAGCAAATTCAGGATATTGTCATGGGGACGATTGCAGGCGCATTGGATACAGGTGATTTGATCAGCGGATCACCAGAAATGCGTGAGCAGCCTGACATGAACGAAGAAATGCCTGAACCGCAACCAATGCCAGAAATGGGCGCCATGCCTGAGATGCCGCCTGAAGGAATGATGTAATGACCGTAAGCCTCAAACATACCTTTCAGTCAGCCAAAACTGACAGTCTTGACACGTCACTTGTTCAGCCGTCCAACTGGAACGAAGAGCATGAATTGGAACTTGCCACCAATAAACTGCTAGGCCGCGCTACCGCTGGTACAGGCGCCGCCGAAGAAATTAGCCTTGGCACTGCCGTATCAATATCGGGCGGCACGCTAGCTGTCACTAACGTACCTGTTGCTAACGGCGGTACAGGTGCAACAACGCTTACTGGCGTAGTTAAAGGTAACGGCACGTCGCCTATGACCGCCGGTACTGTTTCACTTACGACTGAAGTATCTGGCACGCTTCCTGTCACAAACGGCGGTACAGGCGCAGCCACGCTAACGGCTAACAGCGTCTTAATCGGCAACGGCACGTCGGCTGTTACTGCTGTCGCGCCGGGTTCAACGGGCAATCTGCTGACCAGCAACGGCACAACGTGGGCGTCTTCCCCAGCACCCGCAACCGGCGTAAACTTTCCGCAAAACATTCAATCTGCCAACTACACGCTGGTAATTGGTGACGCAGGCAAACAGATATTTCACCCTGCCTCTGATACAGCGTCGCGCACATACACCATTCCGTCAAACGCCAGCGTTGCGTTTCTGATTGGAACGGTTATCTTGTTTACTGTAGAAAACACCGCTAGGGCGGTTACCGTTAGCATTACAAGCGACACGCTTGTGTTTGGCTCAGGTACAACAGGTTCGGTAGCTGTTGCACCTAACAACACGCTTATGGCTATCAAAGTTACCGCTACGAAGTGGATGGCAAACTACTTGTACCAGACAGGTAATCGAAACCAGTTTGGGCAGACTGTTGCTGTAGGAACCCAAGCAACACCCTATATTGCAGCTTATCCGTGGACTACCGCAAGCGGCTACGGTACTAGATACGCCAACCCTACCACGTTGCCGGGTAGCAATACCCCCGGCGTAGCGTTTAATAATTTAGGTAACGCTATTGCCGTGAGTTATTCCGTATACCCGTGGAGTAGTGCTGGGTTCGGCACTAAGTACGCTGACCCCGCTACATTACCCGCTGGCAGCCCCGGTTTTGTAGCGTTTAGTCCGGCGGGCGACGCCATTGCCGTAGTGAGTAATAGTTCCCCTTTTATTTCCGCGTATCCTTGGAGCAATGCTTCGGGTTTTGGCACTAAATATGCTAATCCTGCTACTTTACCCGCCGGCGCTGGCAACGACGTAGCTTTCAGCCCCGCTGGCAATGCTATTGCCGTAGCATCTAGCACAACACCTTTTGTCTTGGTTTACCCTTGGAGCGGTTCTGGCTTTGGCACTAAATACGCTAATCCAGCTACGCTGCTTCCCGCAAATGGCAACGGCGTAGCGTTTAATCCTGCGGGGGATGCTATTGCCTTAGCGCACCAAACATCACCTTTTATTGCCGCCTATCCTTGGAACGTCAGCACTGGCTTTGGTACTAAATATGCTAATCCCGCTACATTACCCGCACAAAACGGCAACAAAATAGCGTTCAGCCCCGCAGGAAACGCTGTCGTTCTAGCGCACAACGGCAGTCCTTATATGTCCGCATACGCGTGGAGCGGCGCGGGCTTTGGTACTAGGTACACTGACCCCGCTACAATACCGGGGTTCAATTGCTACGGTGTAGCTTTTAATACTTCTGGCGATACTGTCGCGTTGGCGTATGATGGCGCGGAAAGAATTATAGCCTATCCTTGGACCGCCGGCTCAGGGTTTGGCACTGTTTATACCCAACCCGCTTCACTACCATCTACCGTGGGTCAAGGCATAGCTTTTACAACCGGCGCATAGGAAAACACATTTTATGGATTACGAACAGTTACCTACAGAATATAAATATGATGTACTTGCTGACGCAATGTATGCGCGTGAAGTTGAGCATTTTCATTATGATTTTGACCGCAAGAACTTTGAGCATCTGCTGGCAAACGCTACAGACAACGAATTTGCGGCTAGCGTAGCAGAGCGCCTCGACGCCACCCGCAAGCAGATGGGTAACGTAAACGCAATAATAGCCGCGCTAAAAGAACAGATCGAAGACCAAGCGGCGTATGCTGCGGCTGTTATACGTGTAACCGCCAAGCGGGAAGCAAAGGAAGCAGAATAATGTGGTATGTCCAAGCCCAAGGCGACACCTTTATACGGCACATCTTTGATGTAGAGCCTACGCAGTGGGATGCGGATAACTATTGCTACGTCCGCGGTTTGACTGACGAACAGGTCGTACATTTTGGTGTTCACAAAAAGCAGATTGTCACGCCGCCATATCACGACCCTGCAACGCAGAGTCTTGAAGAAGGCCCAGCCGTTTTAATTGATGGCGTTTGGACACAGAACTACATCGTGTCGGACCTTAGCGCAGACGAATCAGCCGCAAAGGTTGGCGCACAATGGAATGTCATCCGCGCTCAACGTAACAAGCTGTTGGTCGAATCCGATTGGACGCAGTTACCTGACGCACCTGTAGACGCTGCTGCGTGGGCTACATACCGCCAAGCATTGCGCGACGTAACTGATCAAGCTAACCCGTTTGCTGTTATCTGGCCCGAAAGTCCAACATCATGAAATGCGCTGACTTTGTAGGCACACTGTTTCTCGCGCGCGATGTAGCCCATTCGACGCACCTGAACACACGCAGCTTTGCCAAGCACTCTGCATTGAACACTTTCTATGACGAAGTGATCGAACTGGCTGACAAATTTGCTGAGGCGTACCAAGGCAAATACGGCCTAATTGGTCCTATTTCGCTTATGTCGGCTAAAAAGACAAACAACATTGTCGCGTTTCTTGAAGGTCAGGTAGACGAACTTGAGGAAATGCGGTATAAAGTCGTTGATAAGGATTGCACTCCAATCCAAAACATTATCGACGAGATTTTTGGGTTGTACTACGCAACCTTGTACAAACTTAAATTTCTCGCATAAGGACACGACACATGGAACTTTTACGCCCTCTTACTGATCCTGCCTTTGGTACGCAAAGCGTAGCTTACACCGGAACCGCTGGTTCTGTAACTGGTTGGCCCGCAGGCCCACAAGGCGTGCTGGTGTGGTCTACATCTGACGCGTATATTGCGGTTGGCGAAGGCGTTACAGCCACAACATCAGCAACACCGCTGCCTGCTAACACACCAGTACCTATTTTTGTACAGCAGCCTGCTGGCGGCGCTACGGGCGGTGCGTGGCGCGTTAGTGCTGTCCAGATCAGCGCAAGCGGCACTTTGTACGCAAAGCCGATTAACATCAGATGAGTTTTGGCATCCCCGTCCGTAATGGTTTAGGTATAGGCTTAAAAGCCTCTACTTCGCTGTCTACGCGCGGCGGGGCAAGCGGTCCGCCGCCACTTTTTGCTAGCATACTTATTATTGCTGGCGGCGGCGGCGGCGGCGGCGCGGGCGGCGGCGGCGGCGCGGGCGGTTACATTGCACTTGTCAGCCAAACACTTACTCCATCCACAGTATACACTGTTACAGTGGGCGGCGGCGGGACTGCCGGCAGTACCATTGTTACCGTGGGCGGATCAGGCACTAACAGTTCATTTAGCGGCGTTGCAGGCGGTACATCTACTGGCGGCGGCGGCGGCGGCGCTCCAAATAACGAAAATGGACTTAACGGCGGGTCTGGCGGCGGCGCCACTAAAAATAGTAACGCTGGCATTGCTGGTACGGGTATTTCTGGGCAAGGTTTTGCGGGGGGCACAACTACCTTTAGTTTTGTAGGCGGCGGCGGTGGTGGCGCTTCTGCTGTTGGGGCTAATGCCAGCACCGCAGCTATTGCGGGAGCGGGCGGAAACGGCCTAGCATCATCAATTACAGGTACCTCAGTTACGCGCGCTGGCGGCGGCGGCGGCGGTAATGCTGATGGCGCCGCAATTGGCGGCGCAGGCGGAACTGGCGGCGGAGGAACCGGCGGAGGCACTGGTTCTGCATCTGTTGCCGGCACGGCTAATACCGGCGGCGGTGGTGGTGGCGGCGGCGGTGCGGGAAGCGGCTATGCCGGCGCCGCGGGCGGTTCAGGGGTAGTAATTATTTCTGTGCCAACAGCTAGCT